TTCTGGTGTTTCACCAGCATCTATAAATCCACCAGGTATAGCCCAACCTCTACCATCAACTCTTTCAATTAGATATACATGACCTTCTCTAAATGGAATTGCATCACATGCAAAGTTGGCTGCATAGATTATTTTATCACCATTATCTAATTCAAAATATTTTGTGATTGGATGCCCAGAATTTACAAAATTTGCAAATTTGTCATCTATTAGTGTTATTCTACCTGCTTGTTCTTTAGGTAAAAAAAGTGTTTTATTATCACTTGTAACATAAAGCCAATTACCATTTTCATCTTTATTAATGGCTGTAATAGTGACCAATTTTGTTAGATCAAAATTTGATAAATTTTCTTTCATTAGATATTTGTTGTAATTAGTTATCATTTAATAAATTTTTAATTTTAGTCGGTATTTTACCATTTACTATTTCTAATCTTTTTAATTCTTTCTTTATGATATTTTCATCTTTTTTATAAGTTATTAATAATTTTTTAATTCTATTAAAAAAAGAATCTATGATATAATCTGGTGCTAGATTATCATTTGATATATATGATTCAAAGTTTGTTTTCATAAATTAATAAGGTGCTTGAGTCGATTCAATTCCGGCAGAGTATCCATCATTATATCTTTCATAGCCATAACTTTGTATAATATCACTTAAAGTTGATTTCTGATACTCTGTTAAATTTAATGATTCAAGAAATTTAATGATTCTTTCTTTTTCTTTTATACTTACGTTCAATTTACCATATTCTCCGGTGTATAAAAATGAAAAACCATCTTCTATAGAAATTTCAAAGTTCTCGCTTATTTTTTTAATTTTCATTTGCTGTATTTTTTTTAAAGTTAATAATATGTTTTTAAATAAAAAAATTATTCAAAATTATGCCATTTTGATTTTGATGGTTCTTTCATAGAATCTATACCATGCTCAAACCCGCCTATAAAATCATCACTAGAGAATGATGTATTATCTTCATCTATAAATTCGTATATAGTTTGACCTATAAAATTACCTAAATCTGAAAGTGTATTTCCAATTATTCTTTCTGAGTTTATTTTTGAAATGAGTTTTTCTTTTACTTCTTCAAATTTATCAAAATTACTTATTATTTTATTATCTGAATTAGTTTTATCTTCATCTTTTTTAAGTCCTTTTATAAGATTTTTTATATGCTCATTATCTTCCTTTTCGTTAAATTTTTTAATTTTCATATTTATTGTTTTTTTAATAAAAAAATTATATGATTTTACTAGTGTCTATGCCTTTTTCTTCTTTTAGGTAATCCCTTATTAATTTTTCCACAAGTTTAGATTTATTAATATCTTTTTCTATTGTCACTTCTTCTAATAAATCATATATTTTTTTGTTTAAAGACACTGGTAAATTTTTTCTTTTGTCCTCATTATTTAATCTTTGTACCATGATTGTTTTTTATTAAGTTATATATAAATTTTATTTTTTTGTTTATTTGATATTTATTGAAAAATAATTGAAAAATAATGTAAAATAATTGTAAAAATAGTGTTTTTGACTTTAAAATATTTATATATACAATAAAAAGAGATTATGAAAAAAATTGGAACAACATTTACAATAAATCCAAAAATATTGGAATTACTAAACGGAGATGCTAAAAACAAATCAAAATTGATAGAATGGATACTTTTAAATTATTTTAAAAGTATCGGAAAAAATACAGATGATATAATATTATGATAATTGAAGAATATATTGTAATTGAAATTGGATATAGAAATATAAATTATTTTAAAGAATTAGGTTATGATGCTGTATTTGGAGTAAATATTTCTGTATTATCTACACATTTAACTAAAACTAGTAATACTATCATACACGCCAAATGTGATGTTTGTGGTGAAGAAATAGAATTAAAGAAGACAAATTATACTAAATCTTTGAAAAGTCATAATTATTATTGCTGTCAAAAATGTGCATCTTATAAAGTTAAAAAAACATTTTTAGAAAAATATGGTGTTGATAATGTTTTTCAAAATGAAAAAATAAAAGATAAAATTAAAAAAACTAATTTGAAAAAGTATGGATTTGAAAGTCCTCAACAAAACAAGGAAATAAGGCATAGAACAGAGGAGACAAATTTGAAAAAATATAGAGCAGTATATACATTTCAATCTGATGAAGTTAAAGAAAAAATTAAAGAAACAAATTTAAATAGATATGGTGTTGAACATCCTCAAGAATTAGAAAAAATTAAAGATAAAGTTAAACAAACAAATTTAGAAAGATATGGTGTTGAATATACTCAACAAAATAAAGAAATAAGGATAAAAACAAAAAACAAATTTGGAAAGATATGGATTTAAAAATCCTATGCAAAATGATAAAATTTTTGAAAAAACATTAAAAAATTCTTATCATAAGAAAAATTTTAATAAATTAAAATATCAAGGAACATATGAATTGGATTTTTTAATAAAATATGAAAATTTAGATATAACAAATTATAAATCTATTGAATATTTTTATGATGGTAAAAATAGAAAATATTTTCCAGATTTTTATTATAAAGAAAAAAATTTAATAATTGAAATAAAGTCTGATTATACATATAACATATTTTTAGAAAAAAATTTAGCAAAACGAAAATCTTGTATTGAACAAGGTTATAATTTTATATTTATAATTGAAAAAAATTATGATGAGTTTGAAATCATTAAATTATAACTGAAGTACCCACACGATCAACAAATGGTAATAATTCTTTTATTTGATTTGGATCTCGAACACCGCCAGAAAATTTTATTTTCATTTCATCTGGTAATATTTTTCTCATAAATTTAACTTTATCTAATTTGGTCTGAAATGAATCATCTTTTGGTAATTTTCCGGTAGATGTCATAATATAATCTACACTAGTATCAATACACATATTACAAATAGATTCAATTTCTTGATAATTTAATGCGCCAATTTCAATAATTACTTTAATTGTAACACCTTCTCTATGACAATATTCTGATAATTTTGCTATTTCTTCTGATAGTTTTTCATGTTCTTCTTCATGTTTAATTAGCTTATAATTAATAACCACATCAATTTCAGATGCACCATTAACAATTGCATTATCAATATCATCAATTTTTTCTTTTATACTACTATCTCCTTTTGGAAATCCAATTAATGCTGATATTTTAATTTCATTTTTTAGAAAAGAGTTGGCTGTTGCAACAAATTCTGGTAGAATACAAATAGAATAAAATCCATTTTCTTCTGCTTCTTTACACAATTCTTTAATTTTATCATTACTTAAATTGTCTGATATTTTTGTATAATCAATCAATTTATGATATTGTGCTTTTTCCTTATTTTCTAAATACTCATATATTTTTTTATAGATAATCATTTTAAGGATCTTTATTTTTTTCTATATATAAAAAAATTAAAATAGATAATTTATTATGAGTGCAGGAAGAATGGTAAATTCTAAAAGTCAAAGTTGGTGTACACCACAAAAATATGTGAATGTTGTAAAAATATTTTTTAACGGTTCTATTACATTAGATCCTTGTTCAAATGAATACTCAATTGTGAATGCTGAAAAAGAGTTTAGATTACCTGAAAATGATGGATTAGAAGAAAATTGGAATTATCCAACTATTTATGTTAATCCACCTTATGGCTCTGATAAAGAAAGGAAAACAACAATAAAAAATTGGCTTGCTAAATGTTCTATTGTAAATGAAAAATATAATTCAGAAATATTAGCACTTGTTCCTGTTGCAACAAACACTAGTCATTGGAAAAATTATGTTTTTGGTAAAGCGACTGCTATTTGTTTTTTATATGATACTAGATTGAAATTTCTTGAAAATGGCTTAGATTCAAGTAAAGGCGCACCAATGTCATGTAGTATGATATATTGGGGCGAAGATTATGAAAAATTTTTTGATTTGTTTATTGAATATGGCGCAGTTGTAAATATAAAAAATTTAAAAAATAAAAATCACAGAACCCTGTGATTTTTATTAAACTTTAAATATTTTTTTATAAGGTGCGATAGTTGTATTGTTTGTTATAATTCCAATATACAATATGATATTTTTGATTTCCTGTAGGCTCACGTTTGATTACAACTTTACCTTTAAAATTATCATTTTTTGCTTGATCTAGAAGTTGTTGACGTAATGTATCTTCATCAAATTTTACAAATGCGTCTATATTTTGTTTAGCTTTTTCAAGTTTTTGATTAATTTGTATCAAAATTTCTTCTTTTGCTTTTGAATTATCTTCTTGGCCAAACCACTCATTAACTGTATCATTATTATGCTGTTCAAACTTTTTTAAGTGTTTCATATTGTTTTAAAATTATTTTTTATTATTATATATATTAATATTTTTATTCAATTTTTATAAATTATATTTTCTTGCTACAACTCTTATATCATCTGGATTAAATATTTCTAAAACATCAAGAAATAGATTGCCATCTTGAACTAATATCCTAAGTGTTGGATTTTTTAAAAGTTTTTCTGTTTGTTTATCCTTATCCAAAACTCTTAAAAAATGACTAATAAATTGTTCAATATTATAGTAATGATCAATATTAAGTATATTTAACAATTCTTTATTTTTAGCAAAATCAAAAAATTTAATATCAAATGTTCTTTCACTTTTTGCACAATATTTTAAATCACATATTGTAAATTTGTATTCCTCTATAATATAATAAAAATTATCTTCATATTTTGAATTATCATGTTTTATTGGTGTGCCATCATAATGTGATTCAGCATGTTTAATATTATAGCGTGAATACTCATGTGATGTTTTATTAAATTTTTCAAATGTTTTAATCATAAATTATATTTATTTGATGATATTAATTCGTTTTTTAATTCTTCAAGATTATTTGATTGATATAAAACCGAATTCATGTTCATATTTGTAAAAAAATTTTCACCATTTGCATAATAATCTTCGAGTGTATTTGTTTCAGAATTATATTTATAAATTGTTTCAGACCAATATCTTATATCTGGTTCATATGTTATTTCTGTCATTTCTAATATTTCATATGTGTTAAAATCTTTGTATTCATCGGAATTATCAAACCATAAAATATATCTTTTATTAATTAATATTTTTTCTTTTTCAATAAATTTTTCAAATGTTTTCATTATTCAATTATTTTTAATTTAGCACCAGATCGTATAATATCTTTGATACTATCGGTATTTAAATTTTCTTTAAATTTATCAGTCTTTTTATCTTTATCTTTTAATAACCAATTATTTCCAGAATTTGATGTTTCATATACATAAGTGATATTATTATCAGTTAATTCAATTGTTTTTGCGGTTAATTTTTTGTAAAAATCTTCAACTTTACCTTTAATTGTATAAATTTCAATAGGAGACCATTTATCATCTTTATAATATTGCAAAATTAAAAAATCAGGATTATCTAATATTGATTCATTCCTACTATAAAGAAAGAAAAATTTCATATCTATATCTTTTTTCAAAAAATTTTCAATGTCAGTTGTAGATTCCATTTCGCCTTTTTTTAAATGGTCTTTAAATAATTGTTTATTAAAATTAGCATCATCATATAGATACTCAATAGTTTTATTTAAGTAATCACTATTAGATAGATGAATTATAAAAAAGTCACCTTTTTTATCATTGATACTATCTAATAGTCCATCGACGTCTGTTGTGATAGACTCTTTAATATATTCTAAATATTTTTTTATCATAAATTGTATTTTTTTGTTATGATTTCTTCCGGTGCTGCTAATCTAAATCTATTTGGTTCCCAATATCGTCTAACATTAACTAATTTTAATTGCTCAATTGGTTCACAATCATCAAATTTTTTTATATTTTCTATTTGATAAATATTATTCATTTTTAAATATTTACTATAATTATAATCGGATATTGTTGAAGAATTATCAATACATATAACTATATCTCCAATTTGAAAATTTTTAGTATTTTCAAATTTGATAGATTCTTTAATGTATTGTGTATAAAGTTTTAAATGTTTCATAAATTATATTTATTTAGGTCTGTTTCATAAATTATATTTTTGAATATTGTTTCTAATTTCTGATATAAATCTATCACAAGAAAATGTTCCAAAAGTTTCTCCAATTTTTCCTAATTTACTATTTACTTTGCAAACATAATAACCATTTTTATTTTTGAATATTTTTTTCACTAAGTATCTCATATCTTTAGTTAAGCATGAGTCTTCATTATCTATACAAATAACATCATCACCTTCTTTGAATTTTGGTGTATCTTTTTCTGAACTTTCGTATTTTTTCAAGTATTTCATTAATCCCGATTATAATTTTTTAATTTTTTAACTCTATCTTTAAATTTGACACCACCTAAGACAGAAGTTGGTATTGTATTATGATATTGTAAAATTGACGATGTTATTATATTCACACTGGCTCCATATGTTTGTATCTCTGGATTAACCCATTCATCATCTTGTAATACCCATACATTCTCTCTTGGATAGCAAGATATTATAAACGGATTTTCAGTAACTACTGATTTAACATAATGTCTATAATCAACAGTATCAGCAAATGTCATTGCTCTTTCAGGATAAAGTATTAAATTATCATTTTTACTTTCACGAACTAAATCATAGTAATGCTCCATATTAGCATCATTTCCTTGAAGAAAAACAAAACATTGTTCTTTTTCCATTATATTTTCTGATTCAAATTTTTTTAAATATTTCATAAATTATATTTTTTTGATAATTTTTTTTTAAAGTTTCATGTTTCATAAGTTATATTTAATTTTATTCTTTTTTAATTCAAATTCTTCAATTTCTTTTGGTGTTAATTTTCTTTCAATTGAATCAAATTTGTCTCTTGTGCCTAAAATAAAAAATTTTGCATCTTTATCATCTTCTAAAGGATTATGTACAATAATTTCAAATGTACATTCACGTCCAATATGATCTTCACTATTTATATCAATAATTTTAGCATATTTAAATATGTATAATCTATTATTAAATTTATACATATCTAATCTTGAATTTTTAAATAATATATAATCACCTTCTTTATAAGCATCGCGCCACTTTTCTTGATCGTATGCTTCAAATAATTTGATATGTTTCATTACTTATATATTAAATATTATATTTATGTACAGATAGTAGAAATTCTGAATCTTTCATAAATTTACTAATAAAATCATCTTCTTTCATTATTACATTCCAACCAGAATGAAATTGAGTAAATATATAATCATCACTTTCTTTGTACCGTATTATTCAACTGTCACCTTTTGCACTTGTTTTAATTTCTCCTTTTTTATTAACAATTAAAGTGTTTTCTTCAATAATTGTTTCTTTATCCATCATTCTTACAATTTGTTTATCGTCAATTGGATTAAACATTTTATCCCAAATTGTATTTGTATTTTTTGTTATATCTAATTTTGGATTACCATCAATAGCAACATTAATAACGTTACTACTACCATATTTTTTATTAACTTTATTAGTTAATGATCTCATGTATAATGTATCACACAGTCCATCATCTTTAGCGTTTCTTATAAATTTTTCTAATTGTAAGTCACCAACAATAATATAGCCGAAGTTATCAACAGGATTTTCTGCAATAGAAACATATTTACCTGGTCCTATATTATTATTATAAAATATAGATTTATTTGAATAACCTTTTTCTTTATTATAAATTTTTGCAAAATTAATTATACCATCATTTATAATTTTAGGAACTTCAGTAATATATTTTTCAAATAATTTGATATGTTTCATTACTTATATATTAATTTAAACTATCAAAAAATTATTTGATATAAAAAATAAACATTTAATATGAGCAATCCGTTTGATTATTTTGATGAGATATATTGTATCAATTTAGACACAAGAATTGATAGATGGAATCATGCACAGGAGGAGTTCAAAAAGGCTGATATTTTAGATAGAGTTCAGAGATTTTCAGCTATAAAAGAAGATGATGGTAGAGTTGGTGTAATAAAATCTAATCTTGCTATTGTAAAAATCGCAAAGGAAAAAAAATTAAAAAATGTTTTAGTTTTTGAAGATGATTTTGAATTTATTGTTGATAATCCTCAAAAAGTATTACAAACTTCTATTAACCAAGCACAAGGAATAAAGTGGCATTTATTTTATTTAGGTGCAAATACACATGAAAAATTAATTAAATTTAAACCAAATCTAATTTTATTAAAAAATGCTTTTGCGGTTCATTCAATGGCATATAGTAATCTTGTCTACGACTCTTTTATAAATAAATATGATGGAATTAAAATTATAAAAAATTTTGATGATATACTTGATGTTTATCTAGCTAAAAATATTCAGACAAAAGGCATTTGCCTTATGACAAATCCTATGATGACAACTCAAATTAATTCTTTTTCTGATATTGAGCAACGAGTAGTTGATTATTCTTTTATTGAAGAAAGATATAAAAATAATATAAAATAATGACCGATAAAAAAATGAATAAAAAGGATGTAATGAATCAATATAAAGAAATTGCTGAAAGTTATCAATCATTTGAAGATTGTTATAAATTGATAATAGAGACAAATAATATTGAAATATGTAAATTTTGTTTAGATTCAGATGGTATATGGAAAAGACTAGAATTAAAATGGATGCTAAAATATTTTCAAAATTTAGAAGAATATGAAAAATGCTCAGTATTATCAATTCTAATTAAAGATAATTTTATTGCTGATAAATATAAACAGTATGAATTAAATATGAGTTTATTTTCATATCTTACATATATGAATTCTTTACCACATAATTAAATTTACCACATAATTAAAATAATATAAAATAATGAATAGAATTGATGCTAAAAAAATTGCTGAAATTGTAACAAATGAGCAATTAGACGAAATGTTTAATGTTGCAAAAATTGGCATAAAGGATTGGACAAAAGTGAGTAATGTTAATAAAGGTATGTCTAAAGGTTCTGCTTGGAATATACTTGCTAAAAATTTTGATGTAAATATTAAGCATCATATTATGGCTAAAATTAATATGATTAGAGAATTTGGTGAATTTTTACCAGAAGAACTGAAGATAAAAAAGAAAAGTAAAGTGAGTCAATTACGACCATTTCATCAAGAACCAGAATTTTAAACACAACAAATCTGTCAATAAATCATCTTTATTGACAGATTTGTTGTGTTTTTTCAGAAAAATTAATTATCTTTGTTAAAAATATAAAACATGGAAAAAAGATTTCGCACAAATAATCCGATAATGGAAGATTTTATTGATCGTAATGAGGATCAAATTGATTTAATTGGTTGGTCATATGATGGGTCTGGAGAGGTAACTATAAAAAATTGGAAATTTATCAATTATAAGGGTACACGATATGATATTATTGATAAATGGGTTCATTTGAATAAAATAACTTTTGTTGATTGTACTTTTAAAGATGTGAATTTTGCTGGTGCTGTTCCAATGGATAATGCTAAATTTAGAAAATGTAGTTTTGAAAATTGTATATTGACTGATCATATTAGATGGACAACTTTTGATAATTGTTCTTTTAAATTTTGTTTATTTTCTGGATATTTTCATGGTAGTACATTTAAGAAAAATTGTACTTATGAAAATGTGTTATTCGAATTTTATGGTGATGATTCATTTTTTAATGGTAAAAAAATAACTAATAAAGATTATGATATTTTCAAAAAAAATATTTTATCAAAAAATACAAAGAGTAGGAATGAAATATTAGAATATTTTTATCCAATTGAAATACTAGAAATGAAAAAATATATTATAGGAAATAAATATTATATTTTAAAACCAAAACCATTACCAGCGTCAGATTGGTTATCGTCTCTTAGTATTAATTTTCCTAAATCAAGTATAGTACTTATAAATGGTGTTGAATATTTTTCTGATATTATAAAGGATATTCATATTAAATTGGAACATTTTAAACCAGAAATAAGAATTGAAGGTAAATATCATATGAAAATTGAAGAATGTAAATATAAGGTAGAATAAAATAAATTGTAAAAAATTATATATAATTCTGAAATGAAAATTAATGATTTTTGTAAATTTAATGAAAGCTCACACAATGAGGAATCTATGATAAATTATATGCTTATGCTTGGCTCTATATTAATATGTCCTGGTGTTCTTCTTTTGAATGATTGTTATATTGTTTTTCATATTACTTCTGAGGTTTTTGTTTTAGATTTAATAACAACTATATCTGAACATAGAAGACTTGGTAATTGTTCAACTGCCCTTAAATTTTTATGTAAAAGTGCTGATGCTACTAACACTACTATTGAGCTATTAGTTGATTCACAACTATCTTGTAATACGTCTTCTTTACAAGAATTTATTCCAAGTTCTTGTAGAACTATTGCTTTTATGCATGCTTCTAAAGGACCTAAAATGAATAATAATCTACTTCATAAATTATATTCTAAATATGGCTTTGTGAATATGTATGATAATTATATGATAAGGAAACCTAATTTGTGATTATTTCTTATTAAGTTCCACAATATTTTTAAATTCTTGTAAAATTCTTGTCTTATTTTCAGATGGTGATTGATTTATATAATCAATTACCATTTCATTTAATGATAATGAAGATTCATTTAATTCTAAAATATCTTCTTTATCTTTCAAAATTTCATTATCAATATAGTTCACATTAACAATATCATGCTCAGATATTAACATTTCTATTTTCAATTTATTATCAATTAATAATTGCTTATTTATATTTAAACTGACATAATTGTTGATAAATGTTTCAGTTGGAATGTTTAGATCAGATTCTATTTCTATATTTATTTTTTTGAAATTTGGACTTAATTTATTTTGAATAAATTTATCTTTATCAGCATAAACATCTAACACAATAAATCCTTTTTTACTATCACTATCAATATTATATGGTGACGCTAAATTTTTTATATTTGCAGTTACACTATTTTTTTCATAAAATCCATTATAACATTTTTTATATGATTTAAGTTTATTTACAATAATGTCTCTTTTCGGTGTATTCATATAATCAAAATTAAAAAAACAATAATTAGAATCAAATTTATCAAGATCCTCTATTTGTGTATTTCTTGGAAGTGCAACAAAACTTTCAGTTAAAAGTATTTCTATTTTTTTAGGCTCTTTAATAATTTCAATATTGCTTATATTTTTAAGAATATTTAATGATAGTGTATCATTTTCTCCTTCTATAATATATACTGGAAGTATTTTTGATATTTTTTCGAATATGTCTTGAATGAATTTTAAGACTGTTAAATCAATTGTTTTTGTTTTGCATAGTAGATTACCTAAATGAATTAATATATCATTGGGCTCAGCATTATTAGTCAAATAAGGCATGAATTCATTGTAGAAATAGTAGTCCATATTTTTTAACCATTCTCTAGAAGAAAGGTTTTTTGATAGGTTGAAATTTGTGTTACTTATTATGAATATTTTTGACACGATATAAAATTTATTTTTGTCAAAGATTAATCTTTGATGGCCAAATCGCTTGACCTCTACACCTTTTAGTTTGGATAATTTCTTTTCCCTTATCTGGTGCTACTTTCCTTAATATATTTAAAGCTCCATTCAAATCAGCATTAATCTTTATCCCTTTTGAACTCACAAATAAACCTCTTTTAACTCTTTTACCAACGTAATTTTCATGTTTACTTAATGACTCCAAATCCAATGCTGAACATTTACTAGTATAACTTTCTTCGTTCTGAATAAAATTTATACCATCTAACTTGCATTTATACTCTAACATATTTAATAATGATCCGTGTGGTATATTTACAAAGTTTTGGTTATGTCTTTTACCAATATTTATTTCTTGTTTCCATTCTTTATTATATCCAACAACCAAATTAGATATTTGATTATTCACGCAATAATTGACTATAAACCTGGAACTTTTGTGGAGATAGTCTGTAATTTTATTATTTCGTTTTAATGTTAGATTATTTAACCTATTTGAACTATATTTATTATGATTTTTTATTAATTTTGATTGTATTTTAGTTTTCTTTTTATTATAATATTGATTTATTGATTTTACTGGTTTACCATTTATAATTAATGATTTGTTATTTTTTGTATCGTAACAAGTCATTAAATTATTTAGACCAAGGTCTATAGATAAATAATTATCATTAATTATTTTTTCTTTTTCTTGCTTTTCATAAACTATTTCAATTACATAACAAGATGATTGAGGAATAATTCGCACTTGTTTTAATGATTCTACATTTGTTTTTATAGGTTCGATTAATGATTTTTTAGGAAAATGTATATATTCATTTTTTAATTTAGCTTGACTAATAGTAAATATTACAGGAAATCTACCTGTAATTTTATCTTTATAATGCGGAAATTGAGGACAACCGTTTAATGATTTTTTATCTTTTTTCCATTTAGATAACAACTTGAAATATGATATTAAAGATTTATCTATTAACATAAGAGTTTGTTGTGACGATGATATTGGCAAATTTCTATAATCAGGTTGGTCATTTAATTTAAATTCTCTTTCTAAATCATTATATCTAATAAATTTACCAGTTTCTTCTTTATGCTTTCTTATATAATATAACGCAGAATTATAAAGATTTTTAGATAAAAAACAAATATTATCTAATGATTTCCATCTTTTATCTGATTTTTTAATAATATGTCGTTCTACTATTTTCATAAATATATAGTTTTAATCATTTTCTATATATAAATAAATTTAAGTTATATTTGACATATTTTGTTTAATTTTTTTAATCTAATTTCTTTTTCGTTGTAGAATATTTCAAAAAAATCTATATAGTTAAAAGTGTGAAATTTATTACTATGATTACCATTGTTAGAAAAAGCTGTAATATTATAAGGTATAATATTTTTATGATAGGTATAATGTGTTTTATATATTTCATTTGTGATAAACATATCTGAAAAATTGTTTTTACATATATAGTTTTTTACTTCTATTTTTGACATATTATATTTAGTTTTTTTAATTTTTGTTTTCTTTGTAGTAATATTTTAGCATTATCAGTAAAATCATTAAGAATAATAATAATTTCATTAATATCATTAATTTCATTATTATAGAAGGTTTTTGTTATTGGAGTTGGATTATAATGGGCACTACTTATATTATTTTCTAATATTCTGAAGATATCTATTTTAAAGTATTTTCGAATTTTTTTAAAATAACCAAAATTGTTGTTTTCAATTTTGATTATTGGATAACCATTTATTTTAGAATAATGTATATCAGTTATTTCTATTCCCAATTTTAATAAAAAATCTGTAGATTCTGTTATGAATTCTGACATATTTTGTTTAATCTTTTTAATTTTTCTTTTCTTAATTCTTTTAATTTGAATAATGAAAAATCACCATTTATATAATCTGCAGAAAATGTTACATTTATTTTATATTGATTAAAGGTATAGTCTATAGGAAATATTCCTCCAATAAAAATTCCATTATAATTTATATCTTGTTTATAATTTCTAATAGAGGAATAATATGAAGATTCAATCCAATTATTTAATGCTATATAATTGTTATTTGAAGTTTCTGCTGATATTTTTATACATTTCTGTGGTGATGGCATAACATAATTATTATGATTTCCAAACATTGTAATTGTATTAATTTCAATATCAATATCCTTTATATCAAATACTATATTATTAATTTTTATACTTAAATTTAGATTTTTAATATTTTCTAACATATAGTTTTAATTTCTAACAATTTTTTATAATAATTTTCACTTAAAAATTCTTTACCTTCTAAAATATGATTTTTATATTCTTCTGTAGCTTCTAATTCATTAACTGTTGTCCATTCATCATTTGCAACATAAACTACACATTCTTTATTGTTAATACGATGACTTTCACGACGATAATGCTTAGGCGCACCCTCATATTTATCCAATTTTAATATATCATCTTGATTAAGCTCATAAATAATTCCTTCAACGTGAGAAGAATTATCTTTAATAATGTTAGCAAATCCTATATTTGGATTTTTTTGAGATTTTTTATTGATAATAAATCTATAACCTTTGAGTGATCCTTTTTCTTTTGATGTGAAATTTACACCACGTTCGATCATTCTTGATGAATCTAGGTTACTCCCATACGCGAAATAATTCATAACTTTTCTAGTTTTTTTAGTTTTTCTTTCCTTAATTCTTTTAAATATTTTATTCCTGCCTCTAATTCAACCCATCTGGCATGATTTTCTTCTATTTGATAAATATAAAATATTGATTTGTATTCATTTGATTTAATATGTTCAATTGTTGGATTATCAAAATCATAAACAGCTAAAAAATTAGAGTTAATCATTCCTTCATTTGGAATACTTACTATTTTTACGTTTTTAAAATTACTTACTTTATTAATTAAATTTGACATTATCAATAAATATTTTTTATTTTTATATAAACTTTTATAATAAATGTTTAAATAAAATAACAGCAAATTGGTGATTATATGGTAGATAAATTTTGAAATATTTTAAAAATTTTCCGCCTCTTTTTTTGCTGCATCTTCTCTTGCCTCTATTGCCTTTCTATGAGCGAGCGCATCTCTTTTTAATTGTTTTGCAGTCTGTATAATTATTTCCAAATCTTGTCTTAATCTAATAGATGCGACTTTATAATTTTTTTTATATAGTTTATAATAATTTAATCTACAATTGTTCAATCTATCAATTATGTCTTCAATTGGGTTTATTTCATCATTATAATCATCTTCATTGGTGGATGAAATTTTTCCACTTCTTTTAGTTTGTTCCATATAAATGTTCTAATTTTTTCTTTCTTAATTTTCTTAATTTTTTTATTTTATCTTGTAAACTATTTTG